ACGTTGCACGGTTCTCCAGCGCCTTCGCCCGGTCGAGCATCGCCTTGGCGTGCGCCTTAATCTGCTCTGCGCTGGCCTCGATGTTCTTGATGACGAAGCCGATGTTCTGCGCCTTCGTCGTCAGATCGCCGCTAATTGATTCCAGCGTATCGCGCACGGTCGTTTCGTCCAGATCCAACTCAGCCAGCGTGTCGGCTGCATCGCGGTACTCGCGGGAGATTTCGAACAGGTTGAGTGACATTTCGGTTCCTCTTGTTTGATCTGTGCGGCGGTATCGGTACATGCATAAAGATACCATGCCGGTATCTGTAGCGGTCAAATTTTTTTGCGTCGCAGACCGCGCCATTCGAAGCCGCCTTCGCGCTCGGCCTCGGCGCTCGGCCGGTGCTTGCAGGACTCGGCGCCGCGTGGCGTCTGCGCGGTGTAGGACCAGCGCTTGCCGGTCCAGTAGCTGAACAGGCGAAAGATGGTCTTGCCGTTCGGCTTGCGGCGCACTTCATAGACGCCAATGTGTATCGGCTTGGTGCTCTTGTCGAACCAGACTGTGAACTCTTGCATGGGAGGTCTCCTGGCTGACGCCGGCGCGGGCCGGCGACGCGGTTTTATTGCGCGTACCTCAAAAGGGGATGTCGTCCGCCATCGTGTCGAATCCGCCGAAGTTTTCATCGGCGATGTGGCCGCCGTTGCTCGATGCCGTCGACTTCTTCAGCGGCCGATCCTTCAGGGCGGCGACTAGCTGCGGCAACTTGGTCGGCGTCGTCTTGCGGTCAAGGATTTCGGATGCCGTCAGTTCGGTGTCGGCCTGAAACACGGCATTCAGGCGAACGCTCCAGCCGGTCTCGCCAGTCGGCCGCTTGTTCTGATCGCGCTTCTCGTATTCCTCCATTGCGATCAGGATGCCGACGCGCTTGTTCAGCAGTTCCGGGAATTGGCTCAGCGTCTTGCTGACGTTGGCCGCCGCGTCCTTGTCCCAGACCATCGATGCAACCTGCGCCGGCTTGATGTCCTTAACACCGAGGCACGTCATCAGTGCCATCAGCGTCCCGAAGTCGCCGAGTTTTTCGCCGTTCGACTTGATCGTGTAGATCGAGAAGTTCGCTTTCTGGCCGTCGTCGGTCTCGAACGTGAATGCGATGCCGCGTGTGCCGCTTGCCGCGGTGATGTCCTCGGCGCGCGTGAACTTGCCGACATACTTGCCTTTTTCGTCGATGAAGCTCGTCCGTTGCTCGGCCTTGCGTGCTGCTTGCGCGGACTCGTTGTTCAGTGCGTACATGGTGCGTTTTCCTGTGGTTGCTTGTTAGGCCGTAGCCGTGAGGGAGTAATACTCGGTGATAGCCGCGTCGACAGCCGCCAGGTCATTCGGGATCGTGTCATCCTCGAATAGACCCATCGGCGACTTGCATGTATTGCGGCCGTTGTTTTGCGTGATGAACCGATAGTCACGGTCCATCACATCGGTTTGCAGGACGATCGTCACCATGCCTTCAAGGCAAATTTTGTCGTCCAGCATTTTTCCGATGCTTTTCATCTTCGTAGTCCCGTCGTCGCTTTTCTCTGTGTGCGACAGGACGTAGACGCGCACATCGTCGGGCAGGGCAGTCGCCGCGTTCAGAATGTCCCACGCGTGCCGGCCAATCTCGGTGAACTTCTCGTACCCCTTCTCGTCGCTCCGTCGCATGAATTCCGACGACATCACATACTGAAAGTCGTCGAGCACGATCACCTTGCGCTGCGTTCGCGTCATGTACTTGATGATGCTGTCCGATTGATCGCAGACGATCACGTTTCCACGCGGCGTGTCCTTGGACAGATAGCCCCATCCCGCCGAGCGGAAAGGCAATGGCTTCTTAAGAGCCTGTATCAAAAGGGTCGACGAAGGATCGAGATTGCGCATTGACGTGCTCTTGCCGGTGCCCGATGCTCCGAGAATGAAGGTTACGATTGCCATTTGCCTCTCCTGTTCGTTCAGTTCGTTCGTTCAGTTCAATTTGTTGCTGCTCTTCAAGCTCGGCTTGCCACTGCCAGCCGTCGTCGTCTGGCGCGTACATCTAGCTCACCTTGACGTGCAGGAAATGGCGCGCGATGTAGTGGGGCACGTAGCCGCTGCTGATCGCTACGCGGGGCTGCACACCGCGACGAGCGAGATCGGCTTTGGCTGCACGCTGGCGCTGCTCAGTGCGCGCGCAGAGTGCTTTGTATTCGGCGTCAAGAATCTCGGATTGCGACAGGCGCACGTTCGTCTGAACGTGGCGAAGGTCATTCAACGATTTGGCGATCAGTTGCATTGCAGGCTCCGGGAGAAACTCAATACGATCATCACGGCGAGAGCCATTGCGCACGCGCCAGCAGAGAAAGCGAGAAACAGGTCGTTGACCTTGCAAACGCTAGCTACTACGGTATCCGTCACGTACAAATTTTTTTCCGCAGCGTCGGACTGACGTGCGCGGAAAATCGTTGCGGAGCGTAATAATAACGCGTTCTTGAGGCTGCAGGCTATGTTCATGGTCTAATCTTCCGTTCGTGGTTTTGGTTTGTGTTTTGTGCTGCTGAAATGAAGGATACTAAAACGGTATCTGTAACGCAAGTGCTTGCGTCAATTTTTTTGTGCGTTCGCCTACAGTCGCATCCACGTCTGATAGTCGGCTTCGCTCAGTCGCTCGTTCATCGGAGTGGGATTGGGCTTGTGCTGATCGCAGTACGGTTCGCCACGGTGAATCCATGTCGCCTCTACGCGGTTGCCAAATCCATCTGGAAGCCGCTTGCAGAAGCAGCAATAGCGCTTGCCACCCTTGGCGATCATGCTCGGAGTGATGCGCTTCATGCCGTCTCCTTCAGTTCTGTCGGCATTGCGCTGACATGCTTCAGCGCAGCCTGCGCATGCTCAAGCTGGCGATTCAGGTGATGGATCTGCCATTCCTTGCGAGCGATGAACGACTCGCGGGCCAGTTCCTCTGTCGGATACGCCCACTTCTTGCGCGCGCTGTCCAGAACGAAGCGCTCATGGCCGTGGTAATCCTCGATCCAGCATCCTTTCGGCGTGACTCGCTTGATCTCATAATGCACAAGGAAGATTGTCACTTTCAGCGGAAGCCACGATTCTTCGCGGTGCGCTTGCGACTCATATCGGCACAGGCTGCCGAGCTTCCACCAAGGCAGCGGCTCGCGTCCGCGCACCGTTATTTCCGGCGCGTCGCTGAGCAGCAGATCGAATGCTTCGCTCATCTCAATGCACTCCCGTTACATGAAACGTTCGATGCGTCTGGCCGGCGATCTGCACGGATGCTTGCAGGGCGGCAGCCGACTCCAGGCAGCGTGCGGCCAGCTTCGCGTCGTCAGTCTTTGGCGCGTCTGGCGAGTCGTACATGCATCCGTTGCTGCACGAGTGGCCTTGCATGCCGACATCCCTCGCATACTGGCATTCGGTGTCACATGGATGCTTGGCAAGCAGAGCATCGGCAGCAGCCTTTAGCGCGGCGATGGCGTCGATCACCTTGTCTGAACTAACTTGCATCACTCGCTCCCTTCGTGTTTCCACGGCTGGTTGTAGTGCCGAGCTGAGTAATCGGTCAGCTCGATCGGCTCTCCGCGCTCAAAGATCCCGCTGCGCTCACATTCGCGCGCACACCATTTGTTCATTGCGTGCGGGCCGCTAGGCTTGCCGTGACCGCCTTCCCATGTGCCAGGCTGTTCGGGCGCATCGCCTAGTTCACCATCGGCGAGCCATGCAACGTCGTCTGGCTCGTTCTCGTCAAACGCAATCGAGGGGCGCGTGTTGATTCCCCATGCCTTCGAGCACGCGCCGTCACACGCCAGCGTCACATGCCGGTCGAACCAAAGGATCTGCTTCTGATGGATCACGCGGCACCTCGAAGCAGAGCTACTGGAATCATGGCGACGACGAGCCATGCGATCATGAAGATGGTTAAGCCGCTCATGCGTCACCTCTAGCGCGGATCATGGCGCCGGCGATGCGGTATGCTGACCGAGCCAGCAGATCGGCGCGCTCATCGGTGCCGATCTTTACAGCCGGGTCTGCTAGCATTCCGCCCATCGCTTTAGCTGCAA